GTCCCGGACTGACGTGTGTAGCGACCCGTGTGACTGATCGTCACGAAGGTTGCCTTTCGGCGTAGCCTTCGTCCGCTCAATGAAGAGCGAACGAAGCGGATCGGTTCCTCTTCTTTTTCAATAAGAAGAGGCTCCCTAACTGTTAAGCCTACCAGTTCATCAATTCGATGAACGAGGTTATGCTTAACCACGTCTTGACGATCAAACCGACCAGCGAACAAATCGTTGGTTCGATTGACGTCTCGTAAAGCTGCCCAAAGATAGGGTTCATGACGTTCCTCCTTTCTCACATCCGACACTAGTCGGAGATATGAGAATCGGAAAACGCCATGTCCTATGTGCTTTGGTTTGCAGCAATTCGACCTGCGTACGAAATTATACGCAGTAAGTGTAGGGCACTTGATTCCAGAATCATCAGGGTAGTTACATGGTACTAGCTTAGGTTTGCCAGTAACCAGTTCTAACTCTGATAACAAGAAATCAAGTGTCTTCCCGATCTCACACTCGTCCCAGCGCATCAGCAAACCGTTGATGTACTTGTAGAGTGTGGCTTCATAAGTCTTTGGACTCATGAGTGCCGGCCCGTTCCGAGGTTGGAACGGACGGACGTCCACCCCGCAGTGGTAATCACCACCGCAGGACTCTCTGAATGAACCAGTTGAAAATGTTTTATCAACATTGACAACAAGTCCAATCTCTTCAAAGACTTGGAGAACAAATTTATGGATACGAGAGTGATATATCATATCATCACCGTATACAGAAATAAGTCTTTTATCGTTGCGGCTAAACAAGATCGCTTCGATAGCTTTGAGGAGACACAGAAAGACCAACGTTTGAAGAGGGAATGTGTACCCGATACCCATTGTACAGAAAGTTTTAGATTCTGTCAGTGTGCCATCAGGTAACTGAACGTGTGCAATTCTTGACTGTTTCAAAATTTGAACCCAGTCTTGAGGAAACAAACGTTCTACCAACGCGACGGTTATTGAATCTGAAGCGTTGGACAAGTCAGCCGTGGTGTACAAACCGTGCACCGAAGCTTGACTGGCTAATGACCGATGTCTCATTTGGAGACTTCGAATATCATAGCCTACCCTTTTCAGTCTCTTTCGCATGATTTCGCCTAACCCAAAGCTCATGTATGAGCCTATGGTTGTATTAGGCATAATCGACCTAAGAGATTTGAACGTTTTCGGGACTAAAGTCAGTGTCAGGGAGCTCGTTTCTTGGTAGATGGATCCTTTTGTTGGATCACTGTCCTGTTGCCTTGCCCAATAATCTTGGACACAAGCAACTTCGCTCATCTCTGAGTCGAACCAAGAAATTTGCTCACAGGAGCCGGAAATCGGAAGTTCCCATCTGGCCGCTTCACAAGCGATACGAGAGGAAACTCCGATTGACGCCTTTTTTCCAAAGCGGCAGAGAGAACGATGTTCTTCATCGTTGTACGGTCCCAAAGTTGTGGACACGTAGCGGGCAGCTTGATCGAGCACCAGACGCGTAAATACAGACGTCTGTGTCAAGTCAATAGAAGCCAGCCGATCTTGGGTTTCAAGAAAGGTTAAGATTGCCTTATCTTGAAGTTCTTGATCGCTATAGATATCCTGTTGGAATCTATATCTCTTTAAGATTGATTGAATCTGATAAGGTGCCTTGAAACTTTTAAACGCACCTACATCATTCGGATCAATCTCCGCGCCTAACCTACGAATTTCGGGAATGTCTCCAACGCGCAGAGCGCGTTGGAGATCACAGTATAACCCGATATCGTTAGTGTTAGTTTGGAAATCTCTAACAAGAGAAGATGCGACGTTTCGCATCATCTGGTCGGCATCGAATTTCTTCGATGTCTTTTTGGCACTTGTTGCCATAACACCTCCAATGGATCTAGAAAGGTGTGATCCGCATCACGAAAGTGATCCGGTTGCCCAAAAGGCCGTCACATCCGAATCAACCAGTAATTGCGCCCCGAGATTACATAGCTCGAGAGCATTCGCTGCTGACAACGATGGATGGACTTCCCGCTCAATGCGAATTGTGTTAAACACAACTCGCCCATCGGGAAGGACTTGAGGAAGAGCAAGTGAAATACTCTTCTTGTCCTTCGAATAGGAGCCGGTTTTCACATCGAGCGAAGGCGGACGGTATTTAGCCGTAAGCTGTCGCCGAGTCTGATAGTCTGCATCTGCAGGAACTATCAGGTGAACTCCGTTGGGAATGCTAACGCCGTCTTCGGCGAAAGCAAGGGCAGTGCCACCAGACGGTGTAACCGTCGCAGAGGCGAGTAGAGACATTGTTTTCAGTCCCATGGTATTCCTTTCATCGATGCTTAAGTGTTGAAAGCCCCCGCATTACTTTGGGGACAAACAAAGCTACGGCATCGACAGAATGTACCAATGACAATGTGTTCATTGTCAGGTACGGGGTTGATGGTGCAGATTGGTTACAAGTTCTCCGGACGGTTGACCTAGTATAGGTTGCCCCCTTCGGATAATTGTAAAACGTTGTTGCTGGTGAGGACGAGATGTACGTGGATGTTTTGAGTTCTTCATACGAAGTTTTCTTATCATCACACGTTGTCGTCCATGAACCGAGTATATGTAAACTCGGATCAGGCACTACTGCCTGCAACCAGTCACCAACATTCACAAACCAATCTACAACAAAAGAGTACGGGATGATTTCCCAAGCAGATAACGCCAGATCTCGTGGACGAGTCCCGAGTGTCTGAGCCATCTCCTTTTGGTTCATACTGTTACGATAACAGTAGAACACTCCCGCTGAAGCCCGAACCGATCTCTCGACTCGGACAACTCCGCTGACGGAATCCACACGTGGAAGACCGCCAGTGACGCCAAAAGGTTTCTCAAAGGTTCTTGAGAAATTCTCTTGCGCCCGGGCAACAAGGTAAGCTTTCTTTTGTGGACTGCGTTTTGCACTTATGGATTCCACTATGGTATCCATATCCATCAAAAGAGGCTTCCAACCGTAGCGATATTCGAGCCAAGCATTTTTGCTTGCAAGAAAAGCGCTAGCAGTTGTTTTCCCAAGGGTTTTGTTTCTCTGTTTAAGCATACGCTTAACGAGATCAATTGAGCCCTTGAGTGGACTTTTGAGCATCTGCACTGTTTGACCAAGGTCATTCAGTGCTTCTCCAGCTGAGATGTCTGGCGCGGAAATTCGCGCTCTCGCCCTTGTTGCGGCGAGTGAAGCAGCACTCAGGATGTCGGCATCAAAACCGACACTTGGGTCTGGAACGCTCGTGTCAAAGAAAGACGAGAAATCCCCATTTACTGAATTTGAGCCCCACGAAACATGTGGCCCAATTGTAAATGAACATGAGGGATCGTCTCTCTCAACGACAGTTAAAAGCATGTCCGAAAGAATAATCTCACCACGGGCGCGCCTTGCGGCGAATCCAGGGTTGAGAGTATCTTCGATCACGGAACTTTTGCCAGTCCAACCCGCACTTTGGTGCGAGTAACTGCCTTTAGTTCCTGATTTTGGGTTATTCCAAGTAACACTTGGAGTAAACCTTTGACTGCCTAAACTGCGTTTTCTGGTTGACATAAGTCCTCCTTGTTGTAAACATACCTTGGTAGGTATGTAATTAGCTATGCT